AACATAATCTGCAAATTCATTTGATATCAATGGTGATAATTCGCCTTTTGGATTAACATTGTTTAACATTTGATGAACTACTTCTTGGTAATTATCACTTGTTTTTTTATGTAAATCATCAACTAAAATATATGTTGCAATATTTTGATATTCGTAATTATCGGTAACCATTTCAGATGCACACATAATGATTTGTTCATCAAATTCATTTTCAGTATTGTATTTCTTTAATTTGGGAAAGACGTTATTAACAATTTTGTCAATGTTTATTTCAAGTTTTAACTCATCACAAATATGTTTAATATAGTCATGGATTAGTTCTTTGTCCAATGTATACAATTCATCATTTATGACTAAATAAACAGCGTCATCCCTTGTTATATGTTGCATTATGATGTATTGATATCTTTTGACACTAATATTTATATTAAAAAGTATAAAAAAATCAATTTTTTGAAAGAAAATTATATTTTTTGTAGCTGATCAAAAATTATAATATTAAAAAGTATTCGATTGAATATATAAATAATTAATATTAACTTACTAATATTAATTATATGTATAGCATTTTACAGATTGACGAAGAATATAGTGAAACTATAATTGGTTTTATTAATGATATTACGAAATTTAAATCCAAAATTATTAAATTATTGGAGAACAAATATGGATTTAGATTATTAGATAAAGTTACTTTTGAACAAATTGAAGAAAATACATGTTTTGAAGTAGGATGTTATTTATTGAATGACGTCATGGATATTCAATTAGTTGAAAAATATACATACGTAACAAAAGGTATGATATATAATTCACCCGTAACAGAAACAGTTTGTATATTTTCATGGAAATTAATACCATTTAATCATTTAATTGGTAATAAATTAGATGTTGAAAAATATGATGGAAACTGTAATTTTTTAGATTGGAAAGAAAATAAAATTGCGATATCAGAATTTAAATGTGAAGAAATGGTATCTCATCCTGTCATACTTGCTGTTGGAAAAAGGGGAACTGGTAAATCATTATTGATTATAGATCTTGTATTTAAGATGGGAACCTTTGATGATTTAATTATTGTTAGTCCTACAGATAAATTTAATACATTCTATAAAAAGTATTTTCCAAAAGCTAATGTTTATTATGAAATAAATAATGGTTTACTATCAGATATATTAAAAATAGGTTTAGATAATGATAAAAATAAAAAAAAATCTTGTGTAATATTTGACGGTTGTTTCTCTAATAAAAAATTATTTGATAGTGATAAATTCAGAGAAATTATGTTAAATGGACGCCATTATAATTTAACTTGTATGTTAACAATGCAGACACTATTAGGAATGAAACCTGAATTAAGATTAAATTTTGATTATGTATTTTTATTAAAAGAAAGTTCATTAATTAATAAAAAGAAAATATATGAAAATTATTGTAGTATGTTTCCAAATATGACAATTTTTGATAGGGTTTTTACTGAATGCACTAGAGATTATTATTCAATGGTTGTTGATAATAGAAATCCTGTAAAAATAGGACCAGTAACATGGTTTAAAGCTAAATATCATGATCATAATGATGATGATACGGTTGATGAATCATCATCATTAAACATTGAAGAAGAATATAATGCAAATTTATTAACAGATGAATCTAAATTATTGGATACAGAAAATTCTAATTTAACATTAAAAAATTCATCAAAAACAATAAATATTGGATTATCTAATGGTAAATTTAATTCATCAGATAAAATTACATCACCTTCAAATATAAATGTCTCTGATGATAGTACCATATTTGAATCTGATTCATTAATCAATGAAAAATCAGAATCATCTGAACTAGAAGTAAGTATTGAAGAATTAAATTTTAGTTCATTATATTATAAAAATGTACTCATATTTGGAAACAATAATTTTACTAAAAATTGTTTAATTACGGATATTATTGATGATATTCCAATTATTGATAATTTATTAATTGTTAGTTCATTGAATAGTAAATTTTATGATATATTATCTAAATACAAAAATATTGGTGCAACTATAATGAATGATTTAAGTATATCATCATTAAATGATTATTTTGGACAGATTCAAATTGATGCATATGATCATAATTATATGGTATTAGATTATGTGCCTGAAAATATTACTGATATATTAAACATAGTTCATAAACATGAATTCAATATAATTGTTAATGCAACATCGTTTAATGAACAATTAGTTTTTAAACATGTGTTTGACTATGTGTTTTTATTTGGGTTGGAATCTCGAAATTGTTTGAATAAAATATGGAAAAATTACTATGATTTTTTAAATTCATATGATATATTTACTACAATTTTTGATGAAACTACAAAAAATAACGGAACATTAGTAGCAGATATTAAGAATAATGAAATTTACCACCATGTTGTTCAATATTGGGGTGACGATAATTAAGTATTAATTAATAATTAATTATTTTGGACAAATCATACCTTGCATCATCATAAATTGATTATTATTAACAATATCAGATTTAATGTTATCATATTAATATTAGATAGTATATAATGGAAATTATATATCAATTATTTATGCCATTGGTAAAAATAAAAAAATTGATTATATAATTAGAAATCAAAAAAAACCATTTAAAAAATATAATATATCTCAATAAATACTCAAAGAATGGTACATATTAGTGAATTAGTAACGAGTAAAAAGGTATCAAACAAAACTGTTAATAACACATTTAATGATACCATAAAACAATCTAATGATGAAAAAAAAAACGATCAAACTAAAGATTTATCTGTATCAGGATATCATAAAGTAGATGATATTGGGTTTATAGAAGAAGAAGTTAATAATGATTTTGATCCAATGAATGAACAATATTTTATTGCTTATAACAATTACAAATCTGATTTTGCAAATGAAAATATTAAACCTGAACCGATATTATCAGAGTTAAGTAGTCAAGATACTATATTTCCAATTAAATACAATACTGTTTGGAAAAATTATAAAACACAAGAAAAATTACATTGGATAGCAGAAGAAATTGATATGTCAAAGGATTATGATCATTGGATACAAAAACTTGATGATGATGATCGAAAGTTCATAATGCATGTATTAGCGTTTTTTTCTGCATCAGATGGAATAGTTAATGCGAATATTAAAAAGAATTTAATAGATTTGATCAAAATTAAAGAAGCTGAATGTGCATATGGAAAACAATTTGCAATGGAAAATATTCATGGTGAAATGTATTCTATTATGTTGGATTTATTTATTGGTCATGACGGTGTGTTGAAAGAAAAGTTAATTAATGCGGTTAAAACAATGCCATCAATAAAGAAGAAAGCACAATGGTGTAAACGATGGATAGATTGTGATAAAACATTTGCTCATAAATTAGTAGCATTTGCAATTGTAGAGGGAGTTTTTTTTAGTGGATCATTTGCTTCTATTTTTTGGTTAAAAACTAGACCAGGATCTATTATGCCAGGATTAATTAAATCAAACAAATTTATAGCAAGGGATGAAAACTTACATGTCGAACTTGCATGTATTCTTTATGGATTATTAGTTAATAAATTAAAAGAGAAAGTTGTATATGAAATAATAGAAGAAGCAATTTTAATAGAAGAAGAATTCATAAATTCAAGTTTACCTTGTAAATTATTGGGTATGAATTCAGAGTTGATGTCACAATATATCAAATATACCGCAGATAGATTATTGGTTCAATTAGGGTATACCAAAAAATATAATGTTACAAATCCATTTGAATATATGAAAAAAATAGATACTTTTGTTAAGGTAAATTTCTTTGAAGAACGAAATGATGCATATTCAAATTCAAAAATTGATAATCCTAGAATTTTTAATTTATTGGAAAAATTTTAATTAAAAATAATCATTGATTAATTTTAATTAACGAACAATTATGGTCCATGACCATAATCCCATCATAAATGAAAATATAAATATTAATCCCACAGTGTTCATGATCGATAATGTTTCTATTCTTGATGTAATACTGTCTAGTTTTTTCTCTAGATTTAAATCATTTGATGTTTTTTGTGGTTGAATACTATTTGATTCACTAGTTGAAGTTGAAATTGAAGTACTATCGGTTTCTAACCATTGTGAATCAACTTCCATATTATTCATTTCACTATGAGTTGTCAATACAATATTTTTATAATTAATATCTTTGTAAATTTCTAATAAATCATTTTTAAATAAATTACAATTATATTGTTTTGTAACGTTATTAATCTTTTCATCAATATACAAATTTAATCTATTAGGGAATGGTTTTTTCTTTTCTTCTAATGCTTTTAGGTATTCCACTATAGCTAATCCGGTTGCTCTTTCTGGAGATGATGCTGAAAATTCCCCATATACAGTATTAGTATTTTTGTTTTTAACCAAATATAACTTATTTATTGTTTCCTCTGTGTTATCCGAAGGCATGTCCATTATTATAATTTTATTATTGTTATTCGTGTTTAAGTCATTTTGCAAATTCAAAATACTATTCATTTTATCTAATGCGTGATTCATAACGTCATTCGTTTTATCTAATTTAGTTGTCTGACATGGATCAATTAATACTAAAAATTTAACTATTTGAGTAATACCATCAAATTGTATATGTTCAATTATTTCAGGTAATCTTAATAAAAAATTACCTTTTATTTTGTATCCTTTTTTAAAAATAAAAGATGCAACTTGAATTATTTGATCTCTGATGTCAGTAGAAATTGCATTTACGGTTTCATCAACAGAGATCATATTAGAATCTTTATCAATTGTCCAAAAAAAAGTATAATCTCCATTTTTATCAAAATAATTTTTCTTTAATGTTGAAATATATTTGTTCAATTCTTTTTTATCCCTATTAGTAATATTAGGTATGATTGTAAATATATTTCCACGTTGATAATATATATGATCGTTCATTATTAAATATATTATAAGCATACATTTATATTATTATTAAACTAAACACATATATGTGTTTAGTTTAATAATTCATTTATATTATTGTTAAAATAATCATATATTATGAAAAATATGTGTTCTATTTATAACGTATAATAATGGATACTTATCCGAAAGCAAACGATGATAAATTTTATGATTTTATCGATAGTAAATATTCTAAATACGAAATTCCAGAGAAGAAAAAATCATTAAAAGAAATCTGTTTTCCAAAAAAGTATGAACTACAAATACCCCAAAAGTTTTTAGCTGAATTTATTAACCCAAAGACTCCATATACTGGAGTACTTATTTATCATAAAATAGGTGGTGGGAAAACATGTGTTGCTGTAAATATTGCAGAAGGATTTAAAAAAAATAAAAACATCATTATAGTTCTTCCGGCATCATTAAAGGGTAACTTTAGGTCAGAACTTCGAACACCATGTGCAAAAAATAATTATTTAACTGAACAAGAAAGATTGACATTAAAGAAACATTCACCATCTGATCAAATATACAAAGACATAATTAAAAAATCTAATGAACATATCAATAAGTATTACACTATTTATTCATATAATAAATTCATCAATTTAGTTCAACAAAATAAAATAAAACTAAAAAATACCTTATTGATCATTGATGAAATACATAATATGATTAGTGAAACTGGAACATATTATGAAAATATTTATGATCTTATAATGAAGGCACCAAATGATTTACGATTAGTGTTAATGACGGCAACCCCAATATTTGATAAACCAATTGAATTAGCATTAACAATAAATTTATTAAATAGGAAAAATCAAATGCCAACTGGTCAAGCATTCTATGATACTTTCTTAGATGCTAAACAAACAAAAAGAGGCATAATATATGAAACAAAAAATATAGATCTATTTAAATCATATATTAAAGGGTATATTTCGTATTATAAGGGAGCGCCATCTCATGTTTTTCCTGAAACTAAGATTCATTTAGTTAAATGTGAAATGGGTGAACGACAATATCAGTTATATCGTAAGGTAATTGCTAAAGAAGCCAAAAATAACAAATTAAATATGTTCAATATATCAAATAGTTTTTTTATTGGTACACGAATGATAAGCAATATTATGTATCCAAATGAAAAAATAAATGAAGATGGATATAATAGTTTAACTGAACGAAATTTGGATATTAACAATATTGATAAATATTCTCCAAAATTTTTTAAGATACTCAAAAAAATTAAATCTTGTCGAGGTACAATATTTGTTTATTCAAATTTTAAGGAATATGGTGGGATTAAACCATTTGTTAGATTATTAGAACATCACGGTTATAAAAACTATGAAGGATATAATGCAGGAAGAAAAAGGTTCGCGATATGGTCAGGAGATCAAACGTTAGACTACAAGGAAGAAATTAAAGCTGTATTTAATAAGAAAGACAACGAAGATGGATCAAAAATTAAAATTATTATTGGTTCATCATCGATTAAAGAAGGTGTATCATTATTGAGAGTTCAACAAGTTCATATTATAGAACCATATTGGAATTGGTCAAGAATGGATCAAATTATGGGTAGAGCAATTAGATATTGTTCACATAAAGATGTTGACCCTGAAAAACGATTAGTAAATGTGTATATTTACTTATCTGTTCATCCAAAATTAAAAATATCCATTGATGAAAAAATTATGCAAATAGCAATTCAAAAGAAAAAAATTAGTTTATCATTTGAAAAAGCCATGAAAGAATCTGCTATTGATTGTGAATTATTTTATAATGCAAATCATGATGGTAATGAAGATTATCAATGTGACGCATCTATTAATCGATCATAATAAGTTATTTTTTATAAATTATTATGATTAATCGACATATATAATAGATCGTAATAAATTATTATGTTTAATCGGCATATAAATCATTTTGTTGTTGTTGTCCACGTGATGAGAATGAATTACTTCTAGGACGTCTATTAAATGTTCCACCTCTACCTCCTCCTCTAGAGAAATTTCTAGGTCCTCCCATTTCTCTAGCATTAAATTCATTATTATCTTGTTGATTTCTATTATCTTGTTGATTTCTATTATCTTGTTGATTTCTATTATCTTGTTGATTTCTATCATCTTCTCTAAATTGTTGACGATTGATATATCCACCTCTATTATTATTATGATTTCGTCCTCGATTATCATTATTATTATATCCACGTTGATCATCTCTATTTCCTTGATTATTATTTTTCGATTTACGAGAAACCTCTAATGAAAGTTCTCCTCGATCAAACAAATAATTTAATATTTCTAAGGTTGTCATTTTTTCTAATACCTCAAGGGGATTCGTTTGTTTATTATCTTGTTTGTTGTTTTGTTTAGGTTCTTGAACATTAAATTCGTCACCTACATCAATATCACTTAATTCATCTTCTACGATTTCTTCTTCAGGCATTTCAACAACTTCTTTCTTTTTCGTTTCTTTTTTAACAGTTGTACGCTTACTTACCTTTTTTTTTTCCTCTTCTGATGAAGAATCGTTTTTTCCTTTCTTTGTGCGAGGCATTTACAATATCTCAATAATATAATGTATTTTTATATGAAAATCTATATATGAATGTTTTTTTTTCAATTTTTTTATTAAACATATGATGATATATTTAATATAATTTAGCGATTATCTCTTAATGTAGGATATTGGGAGCTAATCATAGTGTGGTTACCTCTAGTAGGATATTGGGAGTTAATCACAGAGCGATTATTGTAATAATAATTAATGAATGCATCATTATTTGTGATATATATTGGTATAGCATACACAGGTTGTTTAATAAAAATTTTATTTTTATCGATTTCTTTTTCGATGTTATAACACTTTTCGGCAACAACACATAATGATTCGAATGATGAATCATAAGTATTTTTATTATTTTTACGTTGACAAGAATGATAATAGTTTTTTATAAAGTTAGGTGATCTAAATTTTTTTGGGTTAATCATTTTGGATGCAGCATATGGATCAACCTTTTCAAGTAATTTATAAAAGTAATTGAATTCTTTGTCAGAAGCCAAAATCAATCGTGCAATAATACCCCATCTGTTACCACAAGTTTTATGTAACTGATCAAAACG